AGCGTCCCTCGACGAGCCGGGCCGTGACCACCGTGCCGTCGATGGTCGCCACCACCTCGCGGTCGGTGGCCTCCAACTGCACCGCCCCCTCGCTGTGCGAGGCGATGCTGCTGATGGTCAGGATCGCCCGCGTCGGGATCAGCGTCGTGGAGTCGTCCACCGCCTGGTCCACTTCGATGCCGTAGGACGAGAGCCGCCGCCCGTCCGTGCCCACAAGCGTTACCGTGCCATCCTTCACCTCGACGAGCACCGCCCCAAGGGCGAACCGGCTGCTCTCGTTGTCCGTGGCGTAGGCCACCGCCTTCACGGCCCGCACGAACTGGTCGCACGGCACCCGGCAGATCGGCTTCACGGCCTGCGGCTGCCACTGGGGGAACTCGGCAGCGTCCTCCGTGGGCAGAGTCCAAGTGCCGCCGCCCACGCTCACGATGCAAGACGTGTCGCCGGGGGCCAGCGTCACCTCGTCGCCCGAGGCGGCCCCGAGGATCGCCTGCAAGCGGGCGAACGGGAGCAGCAGCGGGGCGTCGGTGTACGGCACCTCGGCCGACACCTGAAGTTCAAGATCACTCGCCGTGATCCCGCCGTTTGCCAGCAAAACGTTCAACAGGATCGGCTTCGGGCTTCTGCTTGGAACAGCGGCCCGCACCGCAGCCAGGGCGGCACGGAGCGCTGCGATCGGTAGGGAGATGCCACTGGCGCGAGACTGAGCCTTCCGTGGCTTCGTTGCTGTTGCGGTCATGGGAATCCTTTCGAGTTAAAGAGCAACCAACAAGAATGCCCAGGCAGAACGTGGCCGCGTTGGCCGCGATTCCTGCCGAGACAAGTACGAGATCGGAGAGCGTCACTGATTTGCCTCCAGGTGTTCGAGCATCTTTGCGAAGCGGGCCTCCAGTTGCTCAAGCGCCTTGGCGATCCGCACGTTATGTCCGCACAGAGATTCAATCGTGTCGGCGCACTGCTCGTGCAGGATGCGGCTGTCGTCGTCGATGTCGTCCTTCCAAGCTTGGATGCGGAGCATCTGCACCAGGACGACGGGCGCGGGGGCCGGGTAGGGGTTGTCAGGCATCCACCACCTCCACGCTGCGGGCCTTGTTCGGGTTGCGGCGCAGGTATCCCTTCTTTTCGAGGGCGTTCAGGTGGCACTGCACGCCGTTTGGCGAGGCGATGCCGTGGGCAGCTGCGATCTCTCGCACGGTCGGGGCCGCGAGACGCGAGTTCTCACGAATCCAGTCGAGAAGCTCGCGCTGGCGGGCGGTCAGGGGCGGTCGGGCTGTTGCGGTCATGCGATTCCTTTCGCTGTTGTTGTCGCCTTGGCCGCAAGCGCACGACGTGTACGCTCGAACGCCTCGGCAGCGGATCCCGTGAAAGCCTTGGGCGGTGCCCTGTCATCGGGGCGGTGGCCGGGCGTGCGGACGGTGCCACCACGCTCTTGGCACTTCGAGAGCCAGCGGACGATGAACGCCCGCCAGTTGCGGCGGCCCGCCCGGCTGGGGTTCGCCCGCAGCCAGGCCGTCGCCTTGGCAAGTTCTTGGTCGAGCACGGCACCGGGGAACGCCGTGGCCCACTCGAAGCGGTCGCCGTCCGTGATGCCTGCCCAGCCTGCGTCAGCAGACCACGACACCTTCGGCTTCGACGGCGAGCGAGCCGCCTGCGGCTTGCTCGTCGGAACCGGCGCAGCCGGTTGTATTTCTTCTCTCTTGTCCTCTCCTCTCCTCTCCTGTGGTGACGGTGGTGCGTCACACCCCTGTGACGGTGCAGCGTCACGCGAGCGCCACCGGTAGGAATCCTGCCTGCGTGCGTGCATGGCCCGAGCCTTGGCGGCACCGGAAAACCGGCGATCCCAGCCCTGGATGACGATGGTGCCGTTCAAAAACGACACCCAGCCGACACGCTCAACAGCGAGCCAGAACGCCTCGTCACCCCCGGCGACAGCCGCCACGCGCCGGGGCGTTGCCCGAATCGTGCCGTCTGATGAGTTCAGGGCAGCCCACGACCACAACTGGATGAGACGCCAGCCGACCACCTCAATAGGCAGCCCGGTTTCGTCCACCAGCTCTAGCACCTCGGGCTTCGTGCCCAGGTTGCAGTCAAGGGGAATCCATTCACCAGCCATGCCGCAGCTCCTAAAAGGCAATCAGTTCTGCGCTGTCGCCAACTAATAGGCCGTCGCCCTTAGCCGCCACGATTGACGGCGAAAAATCCTCGTATCGGAAAACGCGAAACGACGAAGATCCGTCTGCGTTGCTGAAAGACTGCCCCGGCATAACGCCGCTGTCAGACTTGTAGAGCTTTTCCGACAACTCCTCGCGGAACACGTTTAGGTCAATAAGCGACCATCGCCCAAGACGCCCGCAGTCCTGGCTCTCGAATCCGTAAAACAGGAAATCACCAAACCCGCTAATGATTTTCCTAAGTTCCGTTTTGCTTCCGCTGCCACGCTCGCTTCGGATCGTGAACTCCGACAGGTAGCGTTCGTTGGATGCGTATTGTTTTTTTCTCATACGCACGCCGATCCTGACGGCACTCATGCGAAGCACAATCAGGTCAGTTGCGCGTAAGGCGTCCTCTTCTTGAGGGGCTTCGCCTAAAAGGTGCATTCCAAGAACCGCCTTTATTTCAGGCATGAAGCGATCGGCCCACCGCTTGTCGTCTTGCCAACTCATTCGCAAGCCTCCTTGCCCCAGACATCAAATCCGTCGATTTCGCGGCGATTGAAGATGTCGATACGGCGTCCAGCCGTAACTCGCCGCACAACGTCGTAAAACGCTTCCGGCTTTTCGCTGTGCTTTCCGCGCGGCGCGTCGAAGCAAACCGGAAAAGCCTTTGTATCGATGAACTGTGGCGAGCCGCGCCTGGCGTAGATGGCGAACTCGCAGTTGTATTGAGGCAATCCGATGGGCTGAAATCCGCCTGGCTTATGCCAGACGAACGTGCAGACGTACTTGAACCCCCAGGCATCAAGAAGACGCAAAGCCATCGGGAGGAAGCGGTGGGTTGTCCACAGCCAGAGGTGACAGGCGTCGGCGGCAGGCATCTGCATCTGAGCAAGATCGGCCTCCTGCATCGTCGGATAGTCAAACTCCGACTGGTTTGGGCGAACGTCTCGCTCGATCTTTTCCATCGGCCAAGGAGGGTCGATAACGATCACGTCGTACTGGCCTGCAAGTTCCTTTGCCTTGCGGGCCTCGACGTTCTCCAGCTTCGCGACAACCTCCGCACGCTTTTCTTCGCGGATCACGTCGGCCATCTTCTTTTGGCCTTCGATGATTTCCCTTGCCCGCTCTGGTGCTTTCTCAAGCAGGGCGGCGGCCTTCACGACGGCAGCCCTTGCGGGGGCCGTTCCTGAGGCAACCCGTCGCTCAATCTCAGGGTCGACTGCCTTGAGCTTGTCTACGGCCTCGGCAACCTTGCCTGCGTTGCGAACCGTTTTCTCGGTGACGCCGTGCTCCTTTGCCAAAGAAGAAGCTGTGGAACTTTTTTCCACACCTTTCCCCTTCATGGCACCTGCCTGGTCTGGCCTTCTCTTCGCCCTGTTGTAGCGCCGCCCTAGCAGCAGCGTGAAAGCATCCGGGTTCAGATTCCTGCGGCCCAGTTGGTTTCGGTCCATCCAGTCCGCAGCGTCATCGCGGTTCTTGAACGACATCTCCTCGATGTCGAACGGCAGCCCCAGCCGCGTGCAGATCTCGTAGCGGTTGTGGCCGTCGAGCAGCGTGAGCGTTCCCTTGCTGGCCCACACCACCAGCGGGTCGCGAGCGCCGCCGTGCTCGACGATGTTCTCTTCGAGTTGCTGCCGCTCTTCGGCCGACAGCGGTGGGATCAGTGCGGCAAACTCGGCGTCGATCTTGATGTCTTCAAAAACCTGCGGCATAGATGCCTCCTTGCGTTGCGTGTCGAATCCGTTGCTACCGTGCCAAAACTTCCGCGCTTGGTTGGTCTTGCTCTGAAATCGGCGGCTGCGGAAAAGCCATCAAAAAGACCGTAACGAGATAGGCCAGCTTGCAGAGCGACTTCCCGGCATACTCGGGGTCGCGGGCCTTAACGGCGTTGATGTACCCGCTGGCCCAAACTGCCGCCTGGCACAACAGCAACGAAGGAAGCAGGCCACAGCCGTTCTCAGGCGGCACGTTTGCCCAGCCTGTCGGCTGAATCCAATCCTTGCCCGTGCCAAGTGACGAAAGTGCGCGGTCAAACACGGCCAGCGCAGGCCATCCGATTTCTCGGTAGGCAGTTGCCGAAAGCAGTTGTCGGCACCGCTGCTTGGTTTGCATGGCAGTCAACGTGTCATGCGGGTCAATAAGAAAGTTCGCGTCTGGCGTTGGAAGGCCGTCAAAAAACTTTTGCTCGGCGTCCTCAAACCAGTTGGCTTCCTCAATGGTGATGCTGGAAATGTGATCGGTTGCCTTAGCAGACTCCTCGTCCGACACGCAAAGCAGTCGCAAAACTTCTTGGGCAAACTGTCGATCCATCGCTTCGTCCTCCTGTTGATTTGGCCGCGTGACGTGCGGCATCCGGTCGAGTCACTGGCCGGGAGTTTTTTTGTTTGGGCCAGCCTCGGCTGCGGTGGATTTACGCCTCTCCCGCTTGGCTGCCGCTGCCCTCTTGCGGGCTTCCCCCTGCGGCTGGGGCTGTTTCTTCTTTCGCATCTGCGTCCAGCTGTCGTGCCACGGCATCGCCCGATCCTTTCTGTGATGCAAACTCAAGGGTGTTTCTGGCTGAGAGCAACGCCGACATCAGCCGATTCGTCCAGCGGTCATCCCACGGCGCGTCATCGAAGGCGTCGATCAGCAGCACGAGCCGGGCGTGGATCCACTTGGCGTGAGCCACGATCTGCTCGTCGGTGAGCATCGGCAGCGACGGCTTCTGCCGACGCTTGCCGCCGCCCTTTGCAGGGCGAGATCGCTGTGGGCCGATGTCGCCCTGCCGGGCTTCGTGCTCGTTCCATTCGCCGGTGCTCGGCGGATGGCCCTCGTTGATGCGTCGAGTCATCGGGCGTGGGCCTCCGCTTCGACCTCTTGCCCGTCGAAGTGCTCGGTGCCGTTGTCGATCGCGTTCGCCTTGTCGAGGATCGACTTGGCGAGCTCGTCACGCTCGAACTTGGTCAGAGCCCCTTCGCCAAATCGCTCCTCGACCTTGCGGCGGATGTCGTCGAGTCGGTCCACGGTCGTCGCCCTAGCGATCGAACGCTCGGCCTTTTCGTAGACGCTCGCTTCCGGTGCCGAAGCAGCCAGCGGCTGTGCCACTTGGGCGGTGGCTTTTGCAGGCTCCTGCGCACGAGCCACAGCCGCCGGTGCTTCGGGGTAGTCCTGGGCCTCTTCGGCCGTGATGAGGCCACGCAGGGCGTCAGCGAAGGCGTTGCGGAGGGCAAAGCCACGAGCACGCAGGGCCAGCATCCGCTCGGGGTATTGGGTCCACGGGCCGCTCTTGCCAGCCAGCCCGGCCCGCTTGGCGTCGGCCATCGAAAACCGGCTGATCGTCGGGGCGGGGTAGCCGCGACGCTTGGCCTCGCACACCGCCGTCAGGTTGTCGCCCTGGCCCTCGGTGTATTCCTTGACGTATTCGCAGACCGGGCTGCTCTGCACCAAGGCCAGAGCGGCGTCGCCCCAGATCGTCGGCCTGCCGTTGATGACGGCGATGCTCTGGAGCGATTGCATCGGGCTCAGGCCGACTTCGCTCCCGTGCTGGATCGCCAGCATGCAGGACTCGGGCTTGCCCCGGAAATCCTTGGGGGCGAACTCAGACGATGCCACCATCTTCGAGAACCGGAAGGCGTCGTCGAACGATTGAAGGGCAAGTCCGCCTGCCCGCTGCGTTGAAATCTCCGTGCTCATCTTTCGCGTCCCTTTCTGCGTGATGTGAAAACCGGCTCCGCGTCCTGCCTTGCCGGTCGTTTCCCTTCCTGGGCAATCCCGGTTCCACCGGGCTCCGTGTCTCTTGCGCGCCGTGTAATCCCTTGCGGGCGGGGTGTTCTAAATGGGGGGGG